TTACTACATTGACCCAGCGCCTATCCTTTTCCCTAGCTATGAAGTTTGTAGTCAAGCAAAGGAGGTGTTACATGAACGGCTTATGGCTACCAGACCAACACCTGAAGCGCAGGTATTAACGTTTTGCACAGAAGTTCCAATGGGGGTATGATGCAACTTGAGCTTTTCAACACTGAAGAGATAGCAATAAAACTAAAACAAGGAGAAGAAACTTTTTTCTGTAGAAGCTGTAAAAGAGATTTACCAGAGTATTGTTTTAACAACTTCGCACTTAAGCAGTTTAGAAAGAAGAAAGGCCAAGAACAAACACAAGGTGCAGGAGGCGCTGTACACTGTAAGGAATGTCAAAGAGAGTACAACATAGGCAAGAGAAAGGCAGAAGCAAAAGCACCGCCTAGACCTACAGTACTTACACCGTGCCATTGCTGTGGTGTTATGACAGAACCTAAAAAACTACACCTTGATCATGACCATGATACTTTTGACTTTAGAGGTTGGCTATGCCGAAGGTGTAACGGAGGCTTAGGACAGCTAGGAGATAGCATAGAGGGGTTACAAAAAGCTTTAACATATTTGAAAGGTGTGTATGTCAAATAATATAGAAGACTTCCCCGTAAAACCATCACGGTCCCGCCGTAAAACAAACTACAAAGGGGCCGCTAACAAAAAGACTTCTGGTCTTACACCAAAGACAGATAAACAGAAAGAGTTTCTTGAACATCTCAAGTCATACAATCAAGTGTTTGTACTTGGACCTGCAGGAACTGGTAAGACCTACGTCACAGCTACCTATGCAGCAGACTTGTACACACTCAAAGAGATTGACAAGATCGTTATCACACGCCCTCATGTAGCTGTAGGTAAGGACATTGGGTTCCTACCTGGTAGCTTAGAAGAGAAGGTTTACCCTTGGGCTTTGCCTGTGCTCGACGTGTTAGAGAAACACTGGGGCAAAGGTACGTTAGAGACAGCCATCAAGAACAACAATGTAGAGATGGCTCCTTTAGCTTTGATGCGTGGGCGTAGTTTCGACAATGCGTTCATCATCGTAGACGAAACACAAAACATTACTACACATGAGCTTAAGATGTTGTTGACTCGTGTGGGTGAAGGTAGTACTATTGTGCTTAATGGTGACATACAACAGTCGGACCTAAAGGAAGGTGATGGTCTGTCTAAAGTTATTCACCTAGCAAAGAAACACATGATACCAGTACCTGTTGTGGAGTTTGGTGTGGATGACATTATACGTAGTGACATCTGCGCACAATGGGTAAAGGTCTTTATGAAGGAAGGTATATGAGTCTAGAGAAAGAAGCTGAAGCATTCATCTCTGGGAGACATAAACAGTTTAGGGCAGGGTTACAAGAAGGTGTCAGGAATCTACAACAATACATAGTGGATAACCTGCACAGCACAGAAGAGAAACACGAAGCACTGAAGAACTTAATAGAGGTGCAGATGTGGGCAGAACGAAGTGCAGCAATGCATGGTATAAAAAAGTAAAGGGGCCGCTTGGCCCCTCTCTTTATTTTGTAACATATCCTGGTTTAAGATAGTCTTCTAAGTAATCAATGTAGTCCATGAAGAACTTCAACTCTTTGTATGTCATATCCGACACACTACCACTAAAGTTAAATCTATTCTTCATAGCATCCATTGCCTTAGCACGTAGTTGCTTATTGCCTGTCATGTTAGCCTTGCGGCGTAGTGCCATCAAGCGAGTCTTACCAGGCGCATCCTCGTTAGTGTATTCACGTACTTTGTTTTTAACTTCACGTAGCGTAGAGCGTAGCATTTCTTTGCGTACATCAGTGTCACCTTCAATGTAACGAGTGTCACGTATCAAGTTATCTGTGGCACGTTCAAGGATAGGTGCTAGATGCGAGTTAAACATCTTATCATAATCAGCCATTTGGCTACGCTCACTTGCTGTCCACTCTGCCATGTTAGCTAATGAGTAAGCTTTCTCTGTGGCTGTACGCCCACGCTTAACTGTAATACCAAAGATACGTGCTAGTGGGTTAGCATCATATATCTCACCTTTACGTGTAGCTACACGAAGTTGCTCACCTGTAACACCTTCGATGTTCTTATCAAACACCTCTAAGATATTGTCAAAGTATTTGGTTGCACTCTGTGTGAATACACCTAGTCCTTCAGCCTGACGTACATCTTTAGCTGTGTCAGTCTCTGTGATGTAGCCTGTAAGTTTATTCACTGCGTCTAACGGACGTGTGAAACCAGCAGCAAAGTTACCACCAGCTTTGTACAAACCTTTTAGTGAAGCTTCACGTGATCCACCTTCCATGTTCAAGAAAGTATCAACAACATTGTTTAGATCGTTGCCAAACTGGAAGTCACGAGCTACCTGCCCAACAGCTAGTTGAGATGTAAGTTCAGTCATAAGGTCTTCACCTACTGTCTCACCTTTACGCATCAAGTTACCAACACGTCCAGCTACTAGCCATAATGAGAAGGGAAATGTGTTCTTCGCATCAACGATAGTACCACCACCTACATCAATCTCATTGTAAGCTAAGCCTTTCTTTTGACGCTCTTCATCATAGTGCATTGCCATCATCAAACCTGTAGTACCTACTAGGCCACGAGACATAGCTTCGATGTCACTGATCTTAGTACCTGTGTTGTCGAACTGAGACTTAGCAATACGTGCTGCAGCATTGATCGAAGCGACAGGAGAGAACTGATACGTTGTAGCAATAACGTTGTTCATGAAGCGTCCAAACGGTAGTACTGTACCAAGCACAGGTGTGTTAGAGATAGTCTCAACAAACTTAGCTACACCACCTAAGAGTTGATCTTGGCCTGTGTAATCTTTTGAGTATACAGACTTGAGTGTAGTATCAAGAGCCATGCTAAGTACGCCATCATCAATGTCATCTAGTGTTCCTTCTGCTAGTACATCTTGAAGCGTTTTACCGTTCTTCTGCAGACGTAGTTGTTTATCCATTTCAGCCATGAACATCTGTGACTTGGTGAATGTGTCTTGCACCTTAACACCAGTTAGACGGTTCATAGCTTCAGTAACTTTCTCTGTACGATTAAACCACTTAGACTTCTCGTCTATACCAAAGCGTTTAGCACTACGTTCCACACCACCTGTAAAGCTTTCAAAGAGTACCTTGGATACATCTTCGTGTTGCTTAAGGAAAGACATGTATGCATCATGTGTAGTGAATGGGTCTAACATGTAGCGCATCTTCTCAGCTTGCATAGTCTTATACACACCAGCCATACGGCGTAGCTCTTTACCTTTAGCTGAGTTACCGTACCGTAGAGATGCAGCCATTAAACCTGTGGCACTAAACAGATCAGCTAAGCCTTGCCCTACGTAATACTGACCAAAGCCCATGACGTTGACAGCAGTAGTAGCAGGTGATGATACAAGCAATCTACGCCACACAGACTGACCGTACTGACCAATCTTTGCACGTCCTGCTTTAGCTTGTTCTTCAGCAATAGCTTCACTAATATCACCACGCTTTGTGATGTCATCAATCATAGCAGTAGCATGAGCTAAGCCACCATCAATAGTCTTACGTGTCTGTGACATAACGTTAAGCATCTGTGCAGATGTACGAATGTCTTTAGCTAGCAGATCACCAAGAGAAATCTTAGCTTCGGATGTCTCACCTAGTGTAACACCAATAGTGTTCTGCAAACGTGTGTTGATAGCTGCTAGGTCTTCTTCAGGCATTTGACGTACAAGGTTTGTCATCACGTCCGACACAGTGTCGTTACGTCCTAGTGTCATCTTATTGTCTTTGAAGATTTTAGCTAAGCCACCCTTACCATCTTCGCCTAGCATGATGTCATGTACTAGATCAGCAGGTGTAACTTGGTTATCAAAGTTTGACTTACCACGTTTCCACTTTACTTCCCATGAATCTACAGCATCTTTAACAGCCTTAGCTGCACGTTTAACTTCTTTGGGTGGTAGTGCAGCAGCTATCTCTTTCTCAACTTCTTGACGCATAGCACCACGTTCAAGTTGTCCTTCGATACCTTCTAGCTTACTAGCACCACGAGCAGCACCAGCTACAAGTTGTGCGCCACCACCGACAACACCTAAGCCAAAACTAAACATGGATTGCAGGTTGCTATACTCTTCCTGTGCACCTACGTCTAGCATAACGTTTTGTATCTGGTAATCGTTAAGCACAGAGAACGTACCGTCTAGTGCAGTTGTACCATACAGGCTGTAGCGTCGAGCTTTCTTCTCTACACCTTCCATAGCACCACGTTCTGCAGACTCACGTAGTCCAGCTAAGAATATCTCTTTCTCTTTAGCTGCAACGTTCTTGATAACACGATCAGCAGTCTTACCCTTAACGCCCTTCTCAGCTAGGCGAGTTACAGCACGATCTACAGCTTGGTCTACTAGCTTCTTTTGTGCAGCACTATCCATACCTTCACGTACAGCACGTTCACCTGCTTCTTGTGCAGCCTTACGCACGAGAGCTTTACCGCCCTGTGTTGTACCGTATGCAGCAGCTTTACCTAGACCACCAGTAAGTACACCTACATAGTTTGTTGGGTCTGCAGCAGCAGCAAAGATGTAATCCTTAACACCATCCATTGCACCATAGAAACCATCATTGACAAACACGTTGCCTAGATTGTCGTACAGTTGATAAGCATCACGTGCGATACGCTTTTGGTCATCATCAGCTTTAGAGATAAAACGTACTTCACCGCCTGTAGAGACTAGGTTACTGTTGAACCAACGCATGTGATCCACAAAGTCATCTACAACTTCATCAGCTTTCTTGTCTTTGTAGTCAACACCTTTACGCTGAATCATGTAAGTACGAATCTTGTTAAGGTTCTCATACTCTAACAGATCGTCTTTCTTTAATGAGCCACCACTAAGTAGCGGTTCATCATCGTCTTCTTGTGTGTCTACTTGAATAGCATCTTCTTCTTCGTCAGTATCTAAGGCAAAGTCAAAGTTGTATTTGTAATCAGCCATGCGTTACTCCTGCGAAGCTCTTAGTGTCCCAACAACAAAACGTATCAAGAAGTTCATGTCAAACGGTAGTTGCTTTTTATTTTGTTCAGCCCAATCGCCAAGACCTTCTGTTACACCCATGCTGCTAAGGCTATAACCACCATCCTTAATAAAGTCTAGGATGTCATCACCACTGTCCGTTAGTAGCTGTAGGTCCATTTCTGTAGCTTGGCCTGTTTCGATTAGCTCTTCTTGCTTTTCTTTAGATAGACCAAACTTCTTCTCAGCTTTTTGACGTACAGACTCTACTGGACCTTCAGCTTCTACATCAGGTAGTTCAATAATACCTTCACGTACAATCTGCTGAACACCTGTTTTAGTTGTAGGAAGACCCGCAGCCTCACGTTCATCTGTGCTCATGGCTTCCCACTCTTCAAGTGTGATAGTGCCTCTTTCTATTTCAGGTGTAGCTTCTTGTACAGTAGGCATCATCAAACCTTGAGGTCTTTCTTCTTCAGCATCTTCATCTTCGTCTGCTGTAACTGTAGGAACTTCTTCACCTTCAGGGGCTTGCATATCAGGTAGATCAAACATCTGTACATCAGGAGGTGTGGCCTCAGTAAGATCATCTGTAGTTACTTCAGGTACAGGCTTACGCTGTGGTCCTGCTTCTTGCTCTTCGTCTTCCTCTGGTTCAAACGATAGGCTATCGACATATGCATCACTTAAATAGTTACGCAAGAAACCTTGTGTTGCATCAACAAAGGTATCACCGTATGTAGAAACCATAGAGTCGATTGTAGGTTGTACGGACTTTAAGTATAGTGCATCAAGCTTCTCTTGCTCTGCAGCAATCTGCTCTGCTTTCTGTGTATCATCTAAGTCTTCACTAAACTTAATCTGCTCAATACGAGACTTAATAGTTGAGTACTCTGCTGAGTCTTCTACGTCATCAACTAAGCTAGTGAATGTACGAGAGAAGCTAGCCATGTCTGTAGCAGGGTTGAAGTACTTCACTTCGTTAAACGTAATGAACGTACCTGGTACAAGGCTCTCATAGTCTGTTTGTGCAGCCATCTGGTTGATGTCATAGGCTGTAAGACCGTCTTGCATAACTTCACTATCTAGACGATAACGAGCTTCATCACGTAGCTTACGTCCACTAAGGCGATCCATAAGTGTACGCTCTGGTTTAGACTCTGTTGTCCCAGCGCCCTCGTAGCCTAGACCATATGTCTTTTTAATGAAGTCCTCTGTATCCATGTCAATCACAGAGAAGTTCTCAGGCATGTTGACTAGCGTTTCAATGTCATCACTGTTAAGCTTACGTCCGTAGATGTCACGAGCATTGTTAACTTTGTTAGCTAGATCAGCGATAGCCTTTGGTCCAGCAGACACAGCAGCTTGGATCACTGCTTGGCTAGCACCATTGTCACGAAGCATGTTAGTGATGCTGATAACTTCATTAGCTACAGCGTTACGCTTAGAGATAGTGAGCTTGTTACGCTCAGCTAGTTCACGCTGACGCTCTTCATAATCTTTAGCATCCTCTTTAGCCTCACGTATGTTCTTTACTTTTTGTTGTAAAAACCCTGTGGCGAATGCGCCCCAATCAAAACCCGCCATCTTAAGACTCCTTAGACATCAAGCCCATGCCACCTTCTGCAGCACCAGCTTCCGCTTCTTCTTGTGTTTCCTCTCCCTCACCTGCAGTTGCTTGTTGTATCTCTTGTAGTAGAGCCACACCAGGGTCATTCTCTGCAGTTCTCTCGTTTGCTTCTGCGTCAGCCATAGCAAGTTTGATACGCATCTCAAGACGTTTCTGCTCTCTAACAGATGGGTCTTTATTTGGATCGTATGGTTCATCACGTACTTCAATACCGTACTGGGTCATAGCTGCTTTAATGAATGCGTGGATAGCAGGTGCAGCTAGTGTACCAGCATCAAGTGTATGCCTACCAAACATTGTACCGCTAGTCATTAGTGTTTTAACAAATGAAGACACAGGCATATCAGCTTCAAACATTACAGCTAAATCATCCATGACATCTTGGTTTGCTAATTTATTAACGTAGTACTTAACAACTTCCTCTACTTCAACCATTTGAGGTGGCTGCTCCCAAGGGTAGTTACCTGGGGTATCAGTTAAAGACTGACCAGGAATTGGACCTCTTAAAAAGTCTGCTGCTTCTGCCATTTCATTTATACCTTATTTAGTGAAACCTGCGCCAAAGTAGAGTCCTACAATAGCTGATACGATATGTGTGTCTAGTGGAGTGATTACAAAGCCCTTAGCCATCTTCCACTGTATTGATTCTGCTGGTCCAAAGAGCCAAGCCATGGGTCCACCAGTAGCTTCAGTGTAACCTACATATACGCTGACATCAGGATACCATACAGCGACTAGCTTTGGCAAGACAATAATAGAGAATACAGCAGATAAAGCTATAAGCCTACGTGTCCAAGCAAAGTGTTTGTCTGTCTTACCTGCATCACGTGCATCAGCTACAGCACTACGGTTAAACTCTGCACGTTGCATGAGCATCTCGTTCTGCAACTGACGAGCTTTCATGGACTGCCCCCAGATAGACATAACCCCACCTAACACGGTGGAGAATAGCATTGTGATTAACTCTAGGGGTAAGCCGAACATTATGAATCTTCTTCGTCAGGACGTAACATAGGACGTGGTGATGTACCTCTAGTATTACCTGATGGTACACTGCCTTTGGCGTTTTCTAATACTTTTATTGTTTCTGCTACTGTGTGTTGTGCCTTATTACCACCCTTACCTCCAGACGCATAAAAAGAATCACCTGCTTTTAAGTCTACTTTAGGCCACTTACCATCAGCATAAGTGCCTTTTTTTATAGCATAAGGAACAGGTATAGACGCAAACTCCATAGCTAAATCTAACATAGCTCTGTTCGTACTTACGTCACCTATGTTTTTTAAGTAGTTACTTAGTCTTTTACGGCCTGGTTTTTCCGACACAAGATATAAACCTACCCTCTCTTGTACTTCAGGCGAAAACACTGTATCACCTGATAGACCTAAAGCCTCTACAGCCATAGGGAATGTTCTGTTGTCTGTCTGGTATTTACCTACAGCAAAAAGCCTATCCTTATTATTGGGGTCTGTTATAGCTTGGTATTTTAAAATCTCATCTACTGTTAGCTCACTTATCTTTTTACCACCACGTGATGCTACCATTTGTGAGCCTACAATCTTATCTGTTGTACCTTCCTTTATTGTACCTCTGTTAGCTGAATCATATCCACCTTCACCAGATGCAATAAAGTCTAATAGTTCTTTCCCATCGGTAGGCTGCACCCCGTCAGCGCTATCATCATCAGGCTTAGACATAAGACCTTTAGTTTCAATAGTACCAGGATCAATCTCTTCTGCCATTTTATACAGAGGCTCTTCATTGGATAGCTTACCTTCTTCCGTATCTGTAACGTCAACCAAACGCATTCCGCTTCTGTCTAACGCTTCGTTACCGATGGTATCTACTTCTAGCTCAAACGGCTCACGGCTACCCATCTCAGGCTTTTCAGGTGCACCTTCAATGACAGGCTCCGATATACGTGACGGTAAGTTAACACTCTTCAGCGTTTGTAGTGCGTCATCCATGTCATACGAAGGTTGTTCAGGTGCTTTAGTTAAAGCTTTCTTACCTTCATCTTCATCACCGAAGTAACCCTGTAGTAGCCCATAGAACATATCTGCCCAGCCATCTGCTTCAGGTTCTTCTTTCTTAGGTTGAACGCCTATACCTTTTCGAGGTTCCTGCTTAAAGCGAGTGCCCATCTCTACTGGTTCATCTAGGTCTAGTTTGTATGTATATTCTACCATTGGATTACCTTATATGAGTTCAGCTACGATTGCACCTGCTGCTGTCGCTAGTGCAGCAGACTTAGATGCAGCGCTTGCGGTTGCAGAAGCTTCGTTACGCATTGTCTGTAGTGCAATCTCTGTAGCACGGTCAGCGTTGTTGTTAGCTGTTTGGAATGCGTAGCTCATAGCGTCACGCTCAGCTTGCTTTTGGGCTTCATAAGCTGCCATTGATGCTTGGTTCGCTGCTAGTGCTTCAGCACGGTTTGCTTCATTTATTGCAGCAGTTTCAGTTAGTGTTATCTCTTGATCCCACTTAGCATTAGCTTGTCCGATAATCAAAGCATTAGTTGCATTAAACTCTTCACGTCTAGCTTTTAGATCGTTGTTGAACTGAGTCATAGCATTTACAGCTTCTGTGTTAAACATCTCAACAGCATTCTTTTGATCTACGTTGAACTGTTGAACAGTAGAGATCAAGCTATCATAGAACTGGTTAGTTTGATTCTCCGATGTAGCATTAAACTGTGCTGCAGCATTTGTAGCAGCAGCATCACTTAAGATAGATTGGATATTACCTTCACTCTTAAATATTGCTACTTGCTGCTCTCTGTCTAAGTTAGACATATCAAACTCAAGGAATGCATTAGCTTGTTGTACAGCAGCCTGTTGACGGTTGTTTAAGTTTTGTGTTTGTATTTGTGTCATAGCTGCAGCATCGGATAACATCTTAGCGTTCTTAGCATCTAAGTTAGCCAAGTCTACAGTATTAGCTAGTCGAGCATTCTCTAGAGCAATCTGTACTTCAGCAGTAAAGTTCTGGTTAGCAATGTCACTGATCTTAGCAGCGTTTTGTACACGTGTCTGGAATGCTTGGTCAAACTCCATGCCAAGGAACTTAGCACGTTGTTCAGCTTTCATCATTGCAGCCTGTTGACGGTTAGACAAGTTCTGTGCTTCAAAGGAAGCCACAGTCTGTGCGTCTGCCATAGCGATAGGCATTGCTGATTCCATAGCAGCCTGTACGATAGCTTGACCTGCCATACTTGAAGCAGCTAGACCACGTGCAGCCATGCGCTGGGTAGCGGCTCTCATAGCACCAGCAGCCCATGCAGGTGTTTCACCACCCTCAAAGTCTTCCATCAAGCCAGTAAGCTGACCTTGTACAGTAGCCTCTGTAGATGGTGTACCTGTGACAGCTTCAAAGTTAAGAGCTTCTTCTTCAAGGCGTTCCATATCTACAGTTGGGCCTTCAATAAGTTCACCCTCTTGTAGTGTACGCTCTGCAGGAGCTTTAACTTGTACAGCTTCTTCAATCTGTGCAGCAGTTAGACCTAGTTGTGCTAGTTGTTCAGGGTCCATAGTTTGCGCTTCAGCTAGTGCATCTTCGCTTGGCTTACCTGTTGCAGCAGTCAGTTTGTCTAGTGTTGCTTGTACTTTTGCTTCAGTTTCTTCTGCTGTGTAAGTAGCAGCATCAGCAGCTACAGGTACGTCTACTTGTTCAGCGGCTGCAGCTTGTGCTGCTTCTGTTGTAGCTACTTCACCAGCTTGACCAACAGTCTCATCAATCATGCCAGACTGACGAGCTTCTTCACTTACTGTAGCAACATCTGCTTTAGTAACTGATCCACTTGGGTCTGCTTCAAACTTAGTAGTACGCTCTATGCTACCTTGTTTTTTCTCTGCAGATTGTTGTTGCTGAGCCGTAGTAAGTTCTGCTTTAGCTTGATTTAGTTTGACTTGTTCGTCAGCAATACGCTTCTCATAGTCAGCACGACGAGGATCATCTGCATCAAGTGCAGCTAGCTGTTTATTGTATGTACCAATAAGGTTAGTACTTACGTTAACAGCATCTTGTGAAGCCTTAATGTTTTCAGTTACAGGAGCTTGTGATTTCTCTTGTGCAGCACCTGTAGTGTACTGGTTGTACATGTCTACGTTTTGTTGATACTGTTGCTGTCCAGCTTGATAGCCTTTATAAATGTCGCTATCTTTATACCCTTTTACAGACTCAGCAATCGCTTTTGCATCGGCCTCAACGCTAGCTGGTTGTCTTACAGTTGATTTTACTGTTTGACCATTGTCAAAGGTAATAGTCCAGTTACCACTACCACCAGTAATAGTATAGTTGCTAGCGTCTTCTGGTAAGTCTCCACTCTTTAATAAGCTTTCAACGCCTGTTTTAAGATGAGACCTTTCACCTACACCTGTAGTTTCTAAATAAGGAGTAACATCAGGGGCTTCAGGCGCAGTAGGTAAACCTTGTGAAGGGTCATATGCAGGTACTTCTGGTTGTGTTTCATCTACAACAGTACCACCTTCTTGATAGCCTTGTAAGCGATTCTCGTATTGAGGTTGTGCATAGAGGCTAAAATCTTCAGGACGTAAATCACCAAGCATGTCCCGCATTTGACCGTCACGTGCTGCTGCATTAGCTGCATTGAACGCATCTTCAGGCCTCATAGGTTTAACAGTAGTGTTACGTGGGTCATAAACCTGTGGTGTTCCTGGGTAAGGATTTTGAATAAGCTGTGGTTGTGCTATAGCTTGACGAGGCACTCCAGTAGGCATAGGACGCTGCTCCATGACATACTGCATAGCTTGTTGCTGATTGTCTAGGTTAGTTTTTACAACTTTACCTTGAGCGTTAACAACCTCGAATGAACCTGTCTGTGGGTTTTGACGTACACGCATTTGTGGCTGCTGTACAGGCTGTGCTAATGGACGTTGTACTAGAGGCTGAAGCTGCCCTTGGTTGAACGTTCTCACTCTATCTTGCATCTGTTGATTGAAAGCGTTTTGGGCATCTTGAGCAGCTTTTATCTCAGGGCTAGCTGCTACCTTGGTTTGGAAAATAGTATTAAGTCTATCTGCTTCTTCTTTGTTTTGTGGAGCTTGAGTTAGACCTGCTTCAAGCATAGCCTCTTGCTGTAGTCTTTTACCTGCTTCGTTAGCAGCCATAAAAACATCACGATTTGCCGATTCAAACTGCTGACGTTCAGCATTTAAAAGCAGGGTTTGCTCTTCAGTAGAGCCTATCATAGCAGGTGTTGGTGCTAGACCCGGATTAACCATTGGCTGTGGGCGCACTGTTTGTTTAATAGCTTCAGCTTGTGCAGTATTAGCCGCAGCAATCTGTGGGTCTTGTGTGTCAGCCATTTGGTCAGCAGCAGTTTGTTGTGCTGTGGCAGCATCAGCTAAGCTTTGACCTGGTTTAATCTCTAGAGGTACATCACCACCAACGTGCATAGCCATCTGTGGGCCACCCTCTACACGAGCCTTAGCCATTTGTGCATACTTGCCCATCATAGATGCAGCTTTAGGGCTAGACATCATGAACTTGTTAATGTCATCCTGTTGCGCTGGGCCTGTGTAACCCATCTTAGATAACAGTGTTTGTTGTTGCTGTGGTGTGAATCCACCAAACTTCTTAGCCATAATGTTTATACCTTATTTATTCATTGACATCCATACTGCGCCAGCGATGAATGTTAGTACGGCTGCAGTTACAATACGGGTTACTGTAGTCCAGACAGACTTGCGTGTGTCACGCCATGCCTCTAGTAAGCCACGCATTTCAGTAATATCTCTGTGAGCATCGTCATCTAGTAGACCGATAGAGCGTAGAGCTTCTTTAGCTCCACGTCTAGCAGCACGATCTAGCATAGCTTCTAGCTCGTCATGTGTTAGCTTAATGTCCGACATGGCCTAACTCTTATGGTTTAGTAGGCCAATCGGCTTCTTCTAGGTGAGGCCAGTTAGCATGTGTAGTAATGTCACGTAAAGCTTGACGGTAAGCTGTTTGTTCAGCAGTCATAGTCAAGTCGGATGATGCCCACCAATCTGTTTCAGCAATTAAGCGATCACGTTCATTGCGGTTACGTTCTTCTGCATCACTGTCAAGACGAGCTTGATACTCAGCTTCTTGTTCAGCTTTAGTGCCTAACTCTGGGTCATCACTGAACATGTCAGCAATTTCCCAAGCCTCAACCCAGTTGCCATTAGCATCCTGTGTGACACCATTACGGCGCACTGTTTGATATGCACCAATGCCCTCTGTAGGCTGGGGCGCAGCTAAAACAGGATCAACATTCAGCGCGTCAAATACATTGTCATTCCATACTTTTGGCATAGACATGTTAGAGTTTTCTTTGCGCAACTGTCCTTGAGATTTTAACTCACCAGTTGTGCGATCACGATATTCAGTCATTAGTTGATACTCCTTTTATGACCTTGAGTAGCACGTGAGTGCGTTGCGTATGCGGTTATGCGACTGCATAGAATATAAAATCATTACCATTATAATTAACAGCATTAGCTGATGCTGTTAAGGTAAAGCCACTGTTATGAGGTTGCAGCATATCATAACCGTATGCGCTTTCAGCTAGCTCTGCGCCAGTGCTATTTAATTGTAATACACCATCACTTGATGTAGATGTTATACCTCTTTCACTATCCCATACCATCCAGTTGCCTGTGCCACTTGTCTCTTTAATTAATACAAATCTAGCTCCTGAACTAAAGCCGCAGTCTATTGTTTGACTTGCACCTGTACCAGTATAACTCCCCACCTTGGATATGCCATCAAGTGAGGCAAATAGGTAGGCTATGTGTTCGGAGCCAGATTGATTTGCAATATTAGCATATGTCCCTACTGTAAATTGTGTATCTGTCGGTGTTGTTGATCCCCACATAGAGGTGTTTGTGAAGTCACCCTGACTATCATTTAAGAATAAAACTTCTTGGTTACCAAGGTCTGCATGATAGACACCCCAATAGGTGCCAGCAGTACTTCTATTCTTAATCCATATCATCTCAGGCGCAACACCAAGGCTATGGCTTATATTGCGACCCGCTGTTCCGTTCCCCTTGTAAGAAACGACATCAAAGTACTTAGGCGCTCGTCTCCACATCCAAGAGTACTGATTGGCATTTACTGATGTTTGGTAATTGTAGCCGTCCTGATAATCAAATTGATCCGCACCGCTTCCAGTATCTTCTGCGGTTGTGCCATTGGTACGCAAAGATGAACCGTTCATTAGACGGCTTAAAAGTTCCCAGTTACTTGTTGTATTTACTGTCTTACGCAAAGCCATATCTACTGGAAATCCAGAAGTGTACCTTGGAGGGGTAGGTGATGTACCACCTGAAGTATCAATAGAAAACACATCAGTCGCACTCTCAGGCACCGCCATTGGGCCACGGCGTATGGCTATGTAGATGTATTCATTACTACCGTTACCGATGTAAGGTGTATTATTTCTTACCTGAAAACCTGTTGGTGTCATCCAAAACCCGCGAAAATAGTTTGCTTCGTATAAGCTCGAGTTTGCTTGGAGAAAATTATCATTACCTCCCGTATTTTGAAGTCCTCGCATACTGTCATGCATTATCCAATCGTATGATTGACTTATGTTTTTCACAAGAAGGAATTGCGGCTCAAAACCTAAATTAACTTCAAAGGAACCATCCTCACTGCCATCAGCCGTATAACTCCCACACTTGATAATGTCCTGATCTCCTGTAGGGCCGAACTCACCGTCACTGTTATTGTGGGCGAATACATAAGCAATAAATGTGCCTCCATTAACGTTAACGTCATTACCATTAGTAGTGCCTTCTCGCACCGTGAATGTTGTACTTGTAAAGTCACTGGCGAACAATTTGCCTTTTGTTTGCGGCATACCTGCAAGATTAGTATTTTGATTTAAAAAAAGAAATCCATTAGGTATACTTCTGTGAGCGAAATACCAAGCATAATTGGAAGATGTGGACTTAACTATTACCGCGCCAGGGGTAGTACCAAGATTGTGTGAGATGGTTTTGCTTGCTTGACCATCCCCAGTATAGGTCACTATATCAAAAAACTTAGGGGCTTTGCGGAATGTCCAAGAAACGTAGTTTTTGCCGTTGTTGTTCACATACGCATATGTGTCTGTACCTAAAGAGTAACCATTAGAATTAAATGAAGTGATAGCATTATTAAAGGTGGTTATTTCCGCATTAGCACTGTCAGTTCGCAGCCACCCAGAGATGCCACGTTCAGTATCAATAAGATTGTGATAATATCCATTCGTGTCTCTATTCTTAGTCCAAACCAATCCACCTTCGCCATTAAGGTCAATGCCATTGGTAATCGTTTGTGCAGCACTAGTTCCGTCATAGATAAAAGTGCTAAACACATCCTCAACATTTACAACGTCACCACCTGCTGCAGTCATCATTAACTTTTTAATGTTGCTCATTATTTATTATCCTAAAGCTTGTCCTGATACAAAGCCATACCAAGTAGTGCCGCCATCATGTGTATAGAACACAAACTGATCTACTGCACCTGAACCAGTGCTAAGTGTTGGTGCTGTTGCATCAGGCCAATCCACTGAAGTAGGCCACGTAATAGTGTAAGCACTTGAACCTTGTATAACTTTTAATGAGAAGCCGTATGCTGTACCACTTGCAGGTGGATTGCTCCAAGTAAAGGTAGTAACGTTTTCACTTAGTGTTAACGCAAATACGTTACCTGCTTCACAGTCAATTGTAGCCGTACCACTTGATGAAGTAATAGCTGCATACGTTTCATTGTAGGAGTCTACCACAAGTTCACCAGTAATGTCAACATCACCTGTGTAAGAACTTAGGTCTACACTAGAAAGTTTAGCATCTAGTTGTGTTTGCACATTAGATGTAACACCATCCATGTAGTTAAGTTCTGTAGTAGAAGCTGTAATACCTGCTAATGTGTTTAGCTCTGCTGTGGTAGCAGTAACACCATCTAGTTTATTTAACTCTGTTGTAGAAGCTGTGATGCCATCTAGTGTGTTAAGTTCTGCTGTAGATGCTGTGATGCCATCTAAAGTATTTAACTCTGCTGTAGATGCTAGAATACCGTCTAGTGTGTTAAGTTCTGCAGTACTAGAAGTGATACCTGCTAATGTGTTTATTTCTGCTGTTGTAGCTGTTACACCGTCTAACTTATTTAACTCTGCTGTAGAAGCTGTAATACCTGCTAATGTGTTTATTTCTGCAGTTGTAGCAGTAACACCATCTAGTATGTTTATTTCAGCGCCTGTAGCTGTGACCGCTGTACCACCAAGAGTAAGTGTTGTTGTAGCAATATCTACGTTAGCAGAACCATCAAAATTAACAGAACCAGATGTAATACCTGAAATAGAAATAGTACGTGCTGTTGTAAGTGCGTCTGCTGTAGATGAAGTACCTGTAACTGTAGCATTAATAGTACCACTTACAGTAAGATCACCTGTCACGGTACCATTACCTGATACTGCTAGTGTACCAATATTAGCTGTGTCGATAGAAGCAGTATCAATGTTAGCTGTACCATCAATGTACAAATCTCTCCACTCACTGTCTGCAGCACCTAAGTCATATGTGTCATCAGCAGATGGAAGAATACTAGAAGACACATCAGCAGTAAGGGTAATAGTGTCTGTTGCTGCGTCACCGAATGTAAGGTTACCTGCTATTGTTGTATCACCATCTACTGTAAGGTTACCACCAATAGTTACATTACTTGTTACATCTAGTGTGCTTTGTAGTGTAGCAGCACCTTCAACATTTACTGTACCATCTATGTCAGCATTACCTTCAAGGTACAAGTCTTTATATCTTAACGTAGTTGTACCAAGGTCCACAGTGTTTGTAGTCTTAGGGCGTAGTGTAGAAGTAGTGGCTACAATGTCTTGCGCTGGGCCAATAACTTCAATAGGCGCACCTTCTGCTGCAGTACCGTCATGTGTGTGACCTGTACTAACATTAAATGCTGCCTCGACAGCGTTGAACTCGTTGTCTAGATCATCAGCGTCAATAACATTACCGTTAGCAATGTTGTTAGCTGTATCTGTTCTTACGTAACCTGTACCCATAAGATTTCCTTACTGTCTGTCGTCTGTAGCAAACTCAAATATTGCTGTGTCTAATAAAAAGGCAGCATCCGAACTTCGGTCTTCTATTCGTATTGCTACTGTCTCGCCTGATCCTACTATCTGGTTTTTATAGCTTTGTGTTCTTGGTGCACCAAAAGTAGCTGAACCAAACAAAGAAGTGTTATCTCCATAAATACCAGTGCCACCACCTGCTTGTGTAATATTAAAAGAAGCAGGTTGTATATAACTAGCTACACCCTGATTATATTTAATACCTGCTACAATATTGATAGAACCAAACGGTTTTATGTACATGTCTAACTTATAGAAAGTCTTACGTACCTGTGGATCATTAATAGGCATGTAAGGTGATTCATAGATAGCATCAATGTTTTCACCATCTAAGCTAGTACCTATTTCCATTTTATATACGTAGCCATCGTTGTTTGCGAAAACACGATATTCATCTTCACCAATAAACTGTGAGTCAGCTATGTATACTTTAAAGCCTTTTAGTTCAGCCCACTGAAAACCCTGTCCACCTTGGTCAATGAACTTAGTACCTAAAACACCTTTAGCAACACTAGATTGCTCACCTGATACATAAGCAAACAATCTGTATTGTGCTTTACCTCTAATGACTATACTAGCAAAACTTGTAGCGTAGTCTTGTAGTTTACCTACTGTAGGTCTAATGTTTTTAGATGCAACATCAATACCAAAGTCACCAATGCGATCTGTTGAACTTAGTGTACGTAGACCGTCAGGACCAAGGAACATAACATCTGCACCGACTTCCTGAATAGTATCTGTGCTTAAACATCCTAAGTCTTCAGTAACAGCGCTCATCACAAAATCTGCTGAACTTGAACCTGTAAGACGCATGATCTTATCTACAGCAAAGATGATAAGTTGATCACGGAAAACGATAAGACCTGTTATCTCCGAACCAACACTGATACTACCTGCACCTGCTGCTGGGTCAAGATCATCTGCGCTATAGGGTGCTGTAAAGACTAGCTCTGTGCCTACTCCAAAGAAGAGAGTACTCTTAAACAAACATACGTGGCTAGCACCCTCTACCGCATCATTAGTTGTTGAAGATGTAAGATACGTTAATGTATTAGCTGTACGATCAAAGTACGCAGGGAAGTTAACACCATCAACAAAACATATCTTGTAAGCATTATTAAAGTTATATCGTGCTTGTCTTACTTTACTAAAGTTTGTATTAGGTGCAGTAGCTAAAGAAGTCCAGGTAGGTGTAGCATCTGTGGCATCAGTTATATAGTAAACACCACTACGTGCAGCAATAACTTTTTCGTTACCGTCTTGTTGTACAATGGCTAAAGCCTGTACTGGACCTGTTCCTGATAAAGCTGTATCAACAAACTTATCATAACCAGCTACTTTACGATACCCACCATCAAGAGAAGGCTCAAAGTTTTGTAGTTGATATGCTGAACCTACGTTGTTTATACCTTGTTGCAAAGGGCTAACGTTTGTTATTAACCCTCCTGTAAAAGGTACAGGGAATGTTTGCCACTGTGTAGCCATTATTATGAAACTCTTAAGCTAGAGGTGGTACGATTTAAAACTGTTGAACGTACATAGTCATAACGGTTAATGTAAAGACTACGCATATATTTAATGCCTGATTCAAACTTACCTTGTGCAATCTGTGATGCTTGTGTGTCAGCACGGAACTGATACGCATAGAACATAGCACCATCTACAATAATATGTTTGAACTCTAGAGGTACACTTGGTACATCGTCATACAACTCAAGTGATACTGGGTTGCGATAGTATTCATAGACTAACTCGTAGTCTTGATCAGGTGTAGGAACAATAAGAAACTCTTGACTTGGTGCACGTACTACGTGTCGTGGCAATGATTGCATGTCACTGCTAGAGTTATACTCATAATCAATGTATTTGTCAAGATATTCTTGGTAATCCATAGATTTTAATTTAGTAGTACCTACACTTAATGTATCATCTTTCTTGATACGGAAGCTATTCATATCAATAAGTTTAGCATCTGTAGGATAATCATAACGAGTTGTACCTGCTGTAAGTACTTCTTCTTCTAGTACGTGGTTCCAGGGCCAGTTAGATTCTTCATGATTGATGTGACGTAATGAAGCATTCACAGCATCTTTAGCTGTATTGTAAAAACCTGAAGCTGTAGCAAAGTTAGAACTAGAAAGCTCTACTTCATTAAGTCTACGGTTTACTTCATTAACAAGACCAAGAAAGTTGTATGCCATTATTTATTCCTCACACGTAGTCTTACAGTACGCTCAACAACAAGACCATTCGTGTCTGTTATTTGGCAGGTAAACTTATAGAGTTTGTTGTTTGTTCCAGAACCTATGTAAGCAGTCACTACCGTGTTTGTACTAGAAGATGAAACTAACTGAATACCATTTACTAAAGGTCCACTATCTGTAAGTTCTGTCTTTGTCCCGTCAGCAGCATCAACAAACCAAGTAAAGCTAGATATAGTTGCATCACCAAGAAACCGTGACCAATCCATGCTATAGTCAAGTGTTTCATCAGGGTCTTTGTTAGGCCATTTTAATGACATAGTTTTTTCCTTTAAGCTGCTTGAGCAAATACAGTTCTATAATTAGACGGTTGCGCTTCTATATAAACGGTTCTATTTGTTGCTTCTGGCACGTAAGCTGTTCTTGCTGCAGAGGTTTGCTCTTTAACATATACAATGTTATTTGGTTCTTCATTTACAGATGCTGTTCTAGTTGTGTTATCTGTAATCTCTTTTATGTAAGCTGTACGTAATCTGCTGTAGTTTTCTTTTACTGCTTCGTAGTCAAACTGTACTGTAATAACTGTTTCATTGCCTACAGTAAACGTACCTACTACACCAAGAGGTATTACATTAGCAGGAGCTATGACTATTACATCGTCTGCTGATATAGTAGCAGATACACCTTTGTCTGTTAGATCAGCAAGAGCATCTGCATCAATAATAATCTCGTCGCCATCTACTGCAGGATCATCTGTTATAGCTTCAGCTTCAACACCTTCAGGTATAACAACAGCTTTAGCTACAATAGTTAAATCATCAATAGAACCAGTAGCATCTACACCTGAAGGTACAACAACAGCCTTAGCTATTATGGTAGGTTCGTCTATTGTACCTGTAGCTTCAGCACTATCTAGTCCATCTACTACCGCTTTACAGACTAGCTCTAGGTCACCTATTGAACCTGTAGCTGTTACACTTGCTGTTGTAAATACTACACCAGTACCTTCAACAATGGTAGGACTATCTATGGTTCCTGTAGCAGATACACTATCAAGCGTGAATACAGCTTTAGCTTCTACTGTTACATCATCTATGCTACCGTTAGCTTGTAAGCCTTCAACAGGTATGCTAACAATAGAACGTACATCAAAGCCATCACCATTGATGCCTGTCGTACCTTGTACACCAGTAAGTACAACAGTTAAGTCAGCCTGTTCATAGCTTTCACCGAAGCTTGCTACGGAAAAAGGATTCTGTGAAAAGGCCATAAGTTACTCCTTATGCAGCAGCATCAATAGATTGCACACCATACCATGTAGTACCACCGTCACGGGTCCAGAAAACGTAAATGTCAGTTTCACCTGAAGCAGGGGCATCAGGGGCTGTACCACCTGCCCAATCAACAGATGCTGGCCATGTGACTGTGCCGCCGTTGCCTGTAAGCTCTACAATTAAGCCAACACTGTAGTTATTGGTGGTTGCTCCAAATGTAAACGTTGTATTGCCTGTCATTGTTAATGACCATGCGCCACCAGTATTTGGATCAATCGTAACTGAAGTACCTGACAATGCATCATAATCTTCATGCAACGCACTGTTGATTAAGAACACACCAGATTGTGTGACCTGCATCTCATGTTGGTTTCCTGCACGTAAGTTAATGGCGTTTGTGCCAAAGTCTAAACGGGTGTCTGTATCACCTTCGTGGTACAAGTTCCCTGCAAGATAGATATTATCTACAGCATTAATATTGCCGTTTATGTTTACACCGCCACTAACAGTCGTAAAGACTTCTGTTCCATCATAGTACAAACCAACATACGGGTTGGCATTAGATGAATAAAAGGCAGCCATATTGTGATTGACGCCAGACGTATCCTCACCTTGGATGTATATGTCACCTGCTGCGTGGTTTCGGTTTTGAATATAATTATTAGTACCATTGTGTAAGATGCGAAAGTCAGTACCACTGCCAAAATATAAACTATCGTTATCACTTAGCTTGGCGTAGTTTGCACCCCATTCCATAACCTCCCCACCAGCACAAACTATTCGTGCTTGGTTTGCTGTATGGAACTGGAAGTAAGTGTCAGTGTCACCATCGTGATAAATACGGTCACGCAGGTAGATGTCCTCAACATCGTTAATGACGTTTGCACCAAGGGTAAGTGTACCGTTTAGGGTAGTTGTGCCATCTACTGTAAGACCGTCTGTGGTAAGTGTCCCTGTTACATTTGCACCAGAGCTAGTTGTGTTTATCCTTGACGTGGCTGCGTGACGCAGGTCAACGCCGCCAAGCTCTGTCATATAGATATGCCACTGGTTATCTTCATCATTGTAGATACCCGCAACTTCACCATCGGTCATAAACGACCAGCGCCCTTCATTGGAGCTATTGCGTATTTGCAAGCCGCCCCAAGCAGAAGTGCTTGACGTAATCTGCAACAAGTCAGCGCGATCACTACTTTCTGCAAGCTGCACCTGTGATCCGATGTTTAGCTGTGTGCCTGATAGTGTTGTGAAGGTGTCGCTTGCATCACTACGCAGATAGCTAGACCCCTGCACACCGTCCAAGGTATCAGCATCCAGCCCACTGCCAGAGCCATCATTGCCAGAGTGCCAAATTGTAGTATACCCACTACCATTGTAATATTGAGGTGCTGAAGCATTGCCAGACCCTAAAACTGGGCTACCAGCTACTGCATATAAAAAGTTATTACCATTACTTGTTGATCCCATTCCTACATAGCCGACACGAACGTCACTGCTATCGTCAAAATCTATCCAACTAGCTGCACTTGTACCCGCCCCATTTGTGTCTTTAAGAGTAAGAGCACCACCTCCCGTTGATGCTATGGTAATTGCGCCTGTCGCCGTATCACTCGCATCACTACGCAAGAAGCTACTTGCCTGAATACCGTCAACGGTATCCGCATCTAGGCCAGAGCCAGTACCATCATTGCCAGCGTGCCATACGGTGTTGCCGCTAATCGTTAAAACATTAGATGTACCATTATATAGGATATTGTTGTTCTCAAATACCCTGCCTGTTGCATTATCTATGCCAAACAAAACAGGGTACGTTCCAGAAAAGCTAGTTCCTTCAATTAAGGTAGTAGATAAAACAGCAGTCCCGCTTGCATCAGGCAGTGTAATAGTACGGTCAGCCGTTGGGTCTGTTACTGTAAGTGTGGTTTCGCTGTTGTTTGCTGTAGCACCTTCAAACCTAAGATCGCCACGCAACTCCATGCCATTTGGGTCAAACTTAGCTACAAGGGCAGAGGTTTCCCATGCGGCTGTACCAGCTTTAGATACACTAATTTCAACTGCGCCATCTTCAGTGGTGTCGGCGGGGTCTATGATTACGCCTTTTATTCGTGCATAGAACTTTTCAGTACCCGCGCTATTGTTGCCCTTAAAGTCTATACCGCCAAGTGCATCAGCCACTGCTGGGCTTGCGCTGTCTCTAAAGGTGCGCAATAACGGGCCAATCCCTGCGCCATCATCTGCGTATTCTACGTTGAAGGATGTTTGGGTGGTGCTGTCTATAGTCAGCCCATCAGCAGTAATAGTACCTGCACTAAAGTTACCTGATGCATCACGAGCTACAACTTTAGATGCTGTATTGTTTGGTGTAGCATCTACGCCAATCGTAAGAGCAGCACCTTCGGAACCTGCAGCACCGCCTGTGATGTAGTTACCTGAAGCCACAGACTGAACATAGTTACCTGTGGTGTCTGTGCTTAGTGCTACAGAGTTAGGCTGAATAGTAGTTGCAATAGATGCGTTACCTGTACCGTCTACACCTGCAACACTACCCGTGACATCACCCGTCAAACTGATAGTACGTCCTGTAGCCCAAGCTGTTGCAGTAGCTGCATTGCCTGATGTGTCTTGGTTACCTGCAGTGTTAACACCTGGTAGGTTAATACTTGCTGTACCATCAAAGGATACACCACCAATGTTACGAGCAGTCTGTAGGGCTGTAGCTGTATCAGCATTACCTGTTACATCACCCGTGACGTTGCCTGTCACATTGCCTGATAGACTTGCTGTTACACTGTTAAATGTTACATCGGAGGTTGTCTCTACAGCCTGACCGATATTAATGCCTGAACCATCTACAGTAACGCCTGTACCTGCATCAGCAGCAAAGACAGTACCTGTTAGTGTAAGACCATTACCTGCACTATATACGGCAGTAGAGGCTACCTGTGTAAATGTGATGTTAGTTGTACCAAAGGTAATTGTACCTTCAGTGTTCATCACATATAGCTCACCTGCACCTGCATTACCTTCTAGTACGAAGAATGCGTCACCCTTACCGAAGGAGTTAGGATCGGAAGGTGCATAGCTATCTGTGTCAGTAGAACGGGTTAGTACCCAGTTTGTAGATGCTGAACCTGTATCTGTTACAGTGTATACACCGTTCTGTGTAGCATCTGTTTGTTCATAAATAAGTACACGGTCATTAAGGCTTAGTGTAACGCCATCAATGACTAGTGCAGCTTGTGTGCTGTTGTTAGTAAGTGTAGCACCTACACCTGCTGTACCATTGTCATACGTAGCAGAAAGGTTACCTTCTTTCTCAACACGTACTGGATCATGATAGTGCAAACCTGCTGCAGCAATCGTATCAACGTACTCTTTTGTCGCAGCCTGTAATGCTGTTTGAGGATCACGATTAAGCTCAAGGTCACCATCAGCATTAAAGAATGCAGCTTTACCTGCAGGTTGTGAAATAAATACTTCAGCCTGTGCTGTAAGGTTAATGGCACTGCCTGAGTTAGAACTTGCTAGAATGGTAGTACGAGCTAGTAGTGATGAACCTTCTGTCCACGTTCCTAGCCCAACTTCCCAGTTATTAGTGCTAGGCTCAAAGATACTATAGTAAGTAGTATCTCCATCCGACAAAGCAGCAGCAAAAGTCTGGAAGCCACTTACTGTACCATTTAAGGTAAGTGTGCCTGTACCAGTAGTTGTAGTAGTTTGTTTTACTCTGTCTTTAATTACGAGAGCCATTAAGGTAAACCTATATTAAGCGATACGAATTATTGCATTAGATGCATCTGCTGTAGGGAACTGAATAGTAAAATCACCATTAGTAGATGTTTTAGTTCCACCAAAGTCAATTACGCATATAGCTTTATTAGAAGCAGAAGTATTATAAATAATACAACCATCTGCAGAAATAGTAGAAGAAGTAAATACTTCATCAGTAAAGTCAACGATAGCTGTACTACCATCTAATGTAATACTTGCACCGTCTAACTGTTGTCCAGTTGATGTGTAACCTGTACCTGTAGCTTCGTCGCTATTACCTGTTACATCGGAATAATTTGTAGTACTAGCTCCGTATGTACCAGTTGGAGACGCTTTAATAAGAGCTAGTTTTAAAACATGAGTATCCAAGTCATGGACACCACCAAGTAGTTCTGTCTTAAAGCTGTTGCACATTGCTGTTGTGATAGCCATGTTTGAATCCTTTTTAATAACACAAAGGGGCCAGTACTTGACCAGCCCCTAAGTTTATGATATTAAGCAGCGTTGTAACGTGCTGTGATAAGTGCCTCTGGGCGCAAGATTTTGCGACCGTATAGGTGCATACCACGAACGATGTCTGCGAATGAATCAGGGTCACGGTAGTTCTCAACTTTGTTGATTTGCTCCGCTGAAGCTACTGCTTCTTCCTGACCAGCTACGATAACACCGTAGTTATTTGACTGTGCTGTTGTACCAGATGTACCTGCGCCAGTGCCTTTTGCTGGTAGGTTGTTAGACACATAAACACGGAAGCCGTGTAGGTTGTTCAACACCAAGCCATTCATTAGGCCTGAGCCACCGAAGTCAGCGTTTAGTACACGTGAGTCTTCGTCTTTCAGCATTTCCATAAATACTGGGTCAACGACGAGCCAACGTCCACGTGAGTCAACACTCTGTGTGTCCATCAAACGAGCCATACGAGCTACGACTGTTAGAGGAGATACAGTTGTTGCTGACAGTGCAGTTGCGCCTGGTAGACGTGGTGCTAGAGGAACTGAGTCACCTGCTGTCGCTGTACCAGCAATAGTCAAGTTACCGAAGTCAGTTGCGTCTAGGTGGTTCGCTGTTAGGAACTCGCCTGTTAGGTTACCTGCAGTGTCGTGCTGCGCATCACCAGATGTTGCAGTTGAATACTCACCTGCTGATGTGTGGCCTGACAAGTACTGCATCACGTCTGCGTCCATTGCGTCTGCCATTTTATATGCAGCACGGTCAGCAGCTAGTGATACGTAATCAACGTTTGCGAACTGATCTTCGATGTCATCCATTTTGAATGCGAAGTAGTTAGCTTTGTCGATTGTCAATGAGAAGTCTTCATCGTTAAGCTTCTCAACAGAGATAGCTGTGTGACGCTGTAGAGCGTTAACAG